ATGCGGACGCAAGGCTTCATCAGCCTCTTGTGTACTACGGGGTTGCGCAAGTGTACCAACTGCAGGAAGATATTGAACTCGCCTCGTTTTACCGTAAATCGTTTGACGAAGCGGTAAGGCTTGCTGCAGCAGATATTATGCGTCCACCTTCACAGCGCCCCCTTGCTGTTTCTGATGGTGTTCCTCGTATGTCTCAACGTTTGTGGATGCAATCACTTGGTAGGACTCTTGGTCAATGAGTCGTCTGTCGTTGCTTCGTACAGATGATTTCACTGGTGGGCTTAACCTTCGTGCTGACCCTTTCCAGTTAGGTCGTACTGAATCACCCGATCTGTTGAACGTGGATATTGATCCACGTGGTGGTTTGACTGTGCGTGGTGGTATGACGAAGTTGAATACGTCTGCTATTAGTAGTATTGCTAATGGTTCGTTTACTCCCAAGGCGTTGTACGCTTGGGATAATGTTACGCCACAGGTTTTGTTGTCTGCTAATAGTTTTGTGTATTTTGCGACGACAACTGCTTTTAGTTTTTTGTATGAAGCAGGCATTGCTATTACAAATGCTACTTATTCTTCACTTTATGCCACTACAACTTATACAACTGCGACTCCTCATGGTTTTTCTACTGGCGATACTATTGCGGTAACTGACATAACACCGAGTTCGTGGAACAGAACGGCGACTATTACTGTTGTTAACTCAACTAACTTCTTCTTTTCGTTATTTAATGGCTCTACGGGTGGGGCTTATTCATCGGGTGGAATAGCAAGAAGGGCAGTTAAAACAACTGCTCCTTTTGGTGCATCGTTTACTTCATGGTCTGCTAGTAGCGAAAGTTTTGCTTATGTCGCTACTGGTGGTAATTCGTTTAAATGGGATGGGACGACTGCAACTTTATTGAATGATGCTAGTGCTGCTTATGCGGATGATTATGCTGCGCCTGTTACTGGGTATGCGCCTAAGTGTCGTTTGATTGCTTCGCATGTGGATCGTTTATGGTGTGCGTATACGAATGAGGGTGGCGTTGACTATCCGAACCGTGTGCGTTTTTCTCATCCTATTAATCGTGAGTCGTGGGCGACTAACGATTATATTGACATTGTTGAGGGTGGTTCGGGGATCACTGCGATCATTCCTTTTAATGGTTCGCTTCTTGTGTTTAAGAAGCGTGCCGTGTTCAGTATTTTGGGTTATTCAACTGACACGTTTCAGGTTGTGAACTTGACTAGTGAGGTTGGTGCTGTTAATCCTTTGAGTGTTGTGGCTACTGAGGCTGCAGTGTATTTCTTTTCTTGGCCTGATGGGCTGTTTAAATATGATGGTCAGCAGTTTAGTGATTTGTTTACTGCTATTCGTCCTTTGATTCAGACTGGGCAAGTTAATAACATTGCTCAGGATGAGATCCGTGTCGCTGATATTAACCATAAGATTTGGGTTTCGCTTCCTTTGGGTGTTGATACTGAGGCTACTGCTACTTACATTTATGATCCTTCTTTAAAACAGAGTGGTGCTTGGAGTAAGTATCAGACTTCTGATGGGAAAGGTTTGGGTAGTGGGTGCGATTTTGTTACGTCAACTGGTGCGACTTACAATTTGGCTTGCCATCCTTCTAACGCTTATGTGTTGAAGGTTGATCAGTTGAGTGTTTATCAGGATGATGTTGGTACTGGTCTTTCTAATTTTGTTTCGTATTATACGACTCCTTGGCAGGACGCTAATAATGTTTCTAATCGTAAGATGTGGAGACGACCTGACTTTGTTGTGAAGCAAACTAGTGTTGCTACTGATTTAACTTTGCGTGTTTATCACGACTGGGAAGAATCTATTGTTGCTAGAACCTATATTGTTAGTTTGAATAGTTCGGGTTCTTCTCTTGTTTGGACTGCTCCTGCTACTGAACCTGATGGTAACGCTGGTTGGAATGAAGCCAACTGGGGTGCTAGTGCTACTGGTTCTGCTCTTGCTATCGGCAAGTCTTTAGGACTTGCTCGTAGCGTTCAGTTACGAATCCAAGGTGAGGGTGGGAAACCTTGGGGTGTTAACTCTATTACTTATAAATATAATCCAAGGAAGGTGCGTGCCTGATGGCTACTGCTGCTGTTACTTATACGTTCGCTAATGGTACTAACGCTGATGGTACTCAAGTTAACTCTAACTTTACGAGTGTTGTAAACTTTTTGAATACTGAGGTTGTTCAGCGTGACGCAAGTGTTGCGTTCACGGCTATCCCTAATTTGCCTGCTACCGATCCTACGACAGCCAATCAGGCTGTACGTAAATCTTATGTGGATAACTATACGCCTGCTGGTGTGATCACTCAGTATGGTGGTTCTAGTGCGCCGACAGGTTGGTTGTTGTGTCAGGGTCAGGCTATTTCTCGTACTAATACTTTGTATACTCGTTTGTTTACTGCTATTAGTACGACTTATGGTGCTGGTGATGGTACGACTACTTTTAATGTGCCTAACTTGCAGGGTCGTATTCCTGTTGGTAGGGATAGTACGCAGACCGAGTTTGATGCGTTGGCTGAAACTGGTGGTTCTAAGACAAGTACGTTAATTACTGCTAACTTGCCTTCTCACCAACATGGTGTTGGTACTATTGTCCCTAACACTATTGCCGATCACCAACACGGTGTCGGCACTATTTTACCTAACACTATTGCTGATCATTTACATGGTGTTGGTACTATTCTGCCTAACACTATTGCTGATCACTTGCACGCTTTTGGTACGTTGGCTACTGCTAATACTGATCTTGGTTCGCACAACCATACGCAGAATGCGCATACGCATACTGCTTCTAGTGCTACTGGTGGATCACACAGTCATACAAGTACTACTTCGGATATTGTGCGCCAGTTTGGTGGTGGTGATGCAGATCTTACTGCAAACTCTACTTATGGTCCATATAACACTAGCAGTATAACAACCGACACTCACGCTGGTCATACGCACACTGTTACTGTTGATTCTCAAACACCAACAAATATTGCGACATCATTGGGTTCTCACTTGCACGCAATCTCAGGATCTGTTGCTACTGGTGGTGGGCACACTCACACGATGACTGGTTCTACCGCCACTGGCGGTGGACATGCTCACACCATGACTGGTTCTACTGCTGTTGGTGGTGGACATACTCACACTATGAGTGGCTCCACTGCCCTTGAAGGCAGTGGCACATCATTCAGTAACCTTGCCCCCTATATCGTGGTGAACTACATTATTAAACTATGACTAAGTGGACTGCGCCTGATATTGCTTCCATTCGTGGTGACAATAGTAGACCTCTGCAAAAGATCTTTGGATCTTTAACAGAGTATCTTAAGGACTACCAAAACACGATTGAGGCTGAGAGCGCACAATCGTCACAGACGTTTGTACGTAATGGTGAAGCGACGACATTGACTATTGGTACTGTTGTGTATTTGGATGCTCAGCAGGGTGATCGTGCGACTGTTAAACGTGCGTTTAATACGAGTGATGCTACGAGTGCTAAGACCCTTGGTGTCGTCGCAGAAACTATTCCTGCTAATGCTGATGGTCTTGTGACTACGTTGGGTTATCTTTATAAGTGTAATACTTCTGCGTTTACTGCTGGACAGACTTTGTATTTGGGTTCTACTGCTGGTACGTTCACTGCTACTAAACCGCATGCTCCTAACCATATGGTTTATGTTGGTGTTGTTGTTCGTGCTAATGCTGGCAACGGCATTATTTATGTCCGTTGTCAGAATGGTTATGAGTTAGATGAGATCCATGATGTTCTGATTACGTCTCCTACTACTGGCGACATTTTGATGCGTAATGGTTCTAGTTTGTGGGTTAATACTCCACAAACTTCTATTACTAGTGTTGGGACTTTGAGTGCTTTAAGAGTTGATGGAAACTTTGGTATTGGGGCAAGTGGTTTACCGCAGATGGGGTTGTGGATTGGGAAAGCAATTGGGGGAAGTGCTTTTTCTCAAGCAATATATATGAATGGGGCAATCCAGCCAACTGTAACAAATAGGGCTGACATGATTTGGACTGCCCCAACAGTTGCTGCTTCTGCAACTGTTCCTACTGTCAACCACTTTTATGCGACTCTTTCAGGAGTTGGTACAGGATCAACTGTTACAACATCTGCAGGGTTTGTTGCTGAATCCAATCTTGGCAATCCGTATTCAGGGACGATAACAAACGCTTACGGTTTTAGGGGCAACTTAAATACTCTTGCTGGCTTTACTCGCTATAACCTTTTTATGAATGGTTCTGCACCCAACTATTTGGGTGGTCGTTTGGGTGTTGGTGCAGCATTAACTAGTGGTGCAATGGCAATAGTAGCAAACACTACTGCTGCTGATAAAGCATTTATTGTCAAGGGCGCAGCAGCACAATCGGGTGATTTCTTTGATATTCAGGATTCAAGCGGAGCATCACAGTTTAAAGTTGACTCTGTAGGAAATGTTGGTATTGGTAATAGTACACCAACTTCCAAATTGGAAGTTGATGGGTCGGTCACTATTGACTCGCAAACAAACGTTTCTGCTCAGTTTGGAACTTTGGGTGGACTAAGCAACTTGTTAGTTGGTTCTGTTACTGGCAACACTCCTTTTGTTGGTTCGCAAGGTGCTTATGCTTTAACGTTCAGAACTAATGCCGCTGAGCGTGTCCGTATTACATCTGATGGTAATGTCGGTATAGGTACTGCATCGCCAGCAACAAAACTGGATGTAAATGGGACTATTACTGCAACATCCTATAATGGTGCGTTAGCATCAACTACAACCGCTACAACTCAGACTGTTGGCGATAATTCAACCAAGGTTGCTACGACTGCGTTTGTGATTGCCAATGCTGGTGCGATGTCTGAGATTGACGCACAAACCTTCTCAAGTTCAACTACTTATACAATCCCTGCTGCCTCAAAACTGATTGTGGTTGAGTGTATTGGTGCTGGTGGCGGCGGTGGTTCAGGTCGGCGTGGTGGATCACAACAAGGTGGCGGTGGCGGTGGCGGTGCGTGGGAACGCTTGTCTATCCCCGTGTCAGAACTTGGTGGTGTTGGAGCGTCTGTGACGGTCACTATCGGTGCGGGCGGTGCTGGTGCGCCACGAGCAACAGTAGACGGCAACGGTAGCGCAGGTTCTAAAGGTGGGAACTCACGCTTTGGCACATTCTATTTTTCAGGTGCTATGGGTGGTGGCGGTGGTGGTTCGGGTGGTGCTGGCGAGCGTGGTATGGGCTATGTGGGTGGATTAGCGATGACGGTTGGTTCTGAGTTTGGAACTGGTGGTCGTGCGGCACTTGTTGCTCGTAAGGGTTGGCGCGGCGGCGGCGGCGGTGGCGCTGGTGGATATGCTGGTGCGAGTTCTGAAAGTGACCCACCACTTACCACTACTGGTCAAACCTATGCCGCAACAACTGGTGGTGGTGGTGCTGCTGGAACAGGTGATGGTGGCAACGGCACAGCAGGTGGTGCTTCACAAGGTGGCGGTGGTGGTTCTAATGGAGCATCAAATATGGGTGGCAACGGTGGCAACGGTGGAAACGCTGGTGGTGGTGGTGGCGGAGGCGGCAGTTCAGCAACTCTCATCAACTCAGGTGCAGGCGGTACTGGTGGTAACGCACAGATCAAGATATGGGTGTTTGGATGAGATATCTAGAATTGAACGCCGACGGCGTTGTCGTGAATGTTTGTGTTTGGGATGGTTCTACACCGTATTCGCCCGCTGGTGTTGCACAACTCCTACCGTGTGCAGATAACCTTGGTGTGTCATTCGGTTGGGCACTTATTGATGGTGTTTGGCAAGCACCGATAGTTGAAGAACAAGAAATATCGGAAGGTAACTAGGAGAAACAAAATGCAATTTAGAACACTTGACCCAGTTGAAGGTAAGAAGCAGGCTTTGGCTGCTCGCATGAATCAGTTGGAACAAGAATACCTCAACAACGAAACTGCTTTAATTGTTGCTCAAAGTTTACCTGAGGGCGAAGCCAAGGATGCTCAAATAGCACAGTTTTCTAGCAACCTTGTTGTTATTGAATCTGCTCATGGGGCTATTGCCACTGAACATGATTCGGTTGCCTGATTGGTCGTTCCTGTGGATAAAGGTGAGGGTAACGAAAAGGGTGATTAGTAATGGCTTACACTGATATAGGTTTAAACTACGAACCTAAGAGGCGTGGTGCTGCTCAGCAGCGTGACGCTTCTTTAGCGATGAATGCGTTTAGTCGTATGTTGTCGCAGCAACGTGGCGCTCGTGACATTATGGCTACTGACAAGGCTGCCTCTAAAGGTCTTGAGGGTTTTGGTGCTGGTTATGGTCGTCGTGGTTTGCGTAATAGTGGTCTTTTCCGTAATGCTGCTTCGGACTATTCGCAGAATTGGACGCAGCAACGTAATGATCAGTTGGATGCTTTGCGTCAACAGTTGGCTCAGTATGACTTGCAAGATGCCCAGTCGCAGACTGGGTATGCGGATACTTTGGCTGAGATTGAGTTGGCGAAGCAACGTGACATTCTTGCCACGGCTGCTTCTTTACAGGGTTTGAAACCTTTTCTAGGAGGATGAGTCGTGGTTTATAGATATGGGAAACAAGATAGCGATACTGGTGCTAAGCGTAGGGTAGGTAGGATTACTCCTGTTCAGGACATGTATGAGGGTACTCCTATTTGGAAGCGTACTGATCCTGTTACTAAAGCCGCTATTTCTGCTTGGGATGCTGGACAGATTACTCCTACCAATGTTGGTAAATGGGGTGGAATTTTTGATGCCACTATTGGTGCTAGTAATGCTTTGTATGAGGATAAGAAATCAAATCCTCCTGCTGCTCCTAGTAGTGGTGGCGCTGGTGTCACTAGCAATAAGGCTTTGATAGATGCTTTGACACAATATGCAAACAGTATGCGTTCTAATACTGGGATGGACTCTATCAACGATTTGTATGGCAAATTGTTGACTAGTACTCAAGGTAGTGGACAATCTCAGCAGGACTCTATTAGCAATTTGTATAAACAGTTGTTGACTGACACTCGTGGCAGTGGGCAATCTCAACAGGATGCCATTAATAGTTTGTATGGCAAATTGTTGACTGATACTGGTACTCGTGGACAATCTCAGCAGGATGCTATCAATAAGTTTTATGGTGGTGCTGAAAGTCAACTTGGTGGTTTGAATGCTGATGCTTTGGCTATGTTGCAGAATCAGTATAATCAGATTAGTGGCGAGATTGGTACTCAAACTGACGCTGGTCGTACCGCTATTGATGAGAGTACTCAGCGTGCTTTGGCTGCCCTTGGTGGGCAGTCAAACCCTTATGCTGGTTTGCAGATGGCTGATGTTGGGGCTGTCACTGATCCTATGGCTGCTTATAGTCAGGCTGTTGGTGCTCCTCAGGGTGGCATTGATGCTTTGCAGCAGATGTTGCAGTCACAGAACGCAGCGACAAGGGGAGGGTTCGGTAACCTTGCTCAGTTGTTAGGTGCTTCTCAGCAGGCTGCTCAGCAGTCTCGTATTGGTGATGTGAATGTGGCTCGTGCTGGTGCTCAGCAGGATTTGGCTGCTAATCAGCGTGCTGCAGCGTTGCAGGCGTTGCAGCAGTCTCAGCAAGCGCAGCAGGCTCAGCAGGGTACGTATGCTCAGCAGTTGCTTGGTTTGGGTCAGAATCGTTTGCAAGCCAATTTGGGTGCTGAACAGAGTATTGGCGATATGTTGAGTCAGTTGCAACAGTCACAGTTGCAAGCCAATTTGGGTAGTCAGCAGAACACGGGCAATTTGTTGAGTCAGTTGGCTCAGTCACAACTGCAATCTCAGTTGGGCAGTCAGCAGAATACGGGTAGTTTGTTGAGTCAGTTGCAACAGTCGCAGTTGCAATCTCAGTTGGGTCAACAGCAAAATAATCAGGGTCGTCAGGATCAGTTGATGCAACAGTTGTTGAGTCTTGCTGGTCAGGGTATTGATGTGTCGCAAATTATGGCTCTTCTAGGAGGTCAATGATGGCAGGGGAAGATGTTCTTCTTGATTGGTTAATGTCTCAAGCGAATACTCAGGGTGGCTCTAAGCAAACTAACAATATTCAGGATCTTGTGTCGTCGCTGTTTTCTCCTGAGTTTGGTGCGCTAACTGGATCTGTTGATCCGTTAGCGACGCAGGCTGCTCCTTATGTTCCTCAGATTCCTTTGTTGACTGCTTATACGCAAGATCCGAATGCTGATGTTCGTAATGCTGCTATGCGCATTGCGAACGGGGACTCCCCTCTTGATGTGAAGATGGAGTTGCGTGGGAAGTTTGGTTTAAAGACAGATAAGGATATCACTGATGCTGGTTTAACTATCAAGGAACTTGATGGCATTGTTGATGATATGTATAAGGAGTATTCTTCTAACTTGAGCAAAGAGGCTGAGTATAACGCTGCTTCTGCGAAGGCTTTAACTTCTAACGTTTTTGGTGATGCAATGTTGCCTCAACCTACTGAGCGTTACTCCTTGGATACGATGCCTGTTACTTCTGATTTGCAGGCTATGTTTGATCGTTTGGGCGCAAGCGCCGAAAAGATTGGTGCTAAGGGTAAGGCTGTTCAGGGTGCTACTGGCTTGGAGAAGCAAGTGATGTTGAAGTATGCGCAAGAGAATCCTACTCCTAGAGAGCAGGTTGTTGCGCCGACAAACAAGAATGCGCTTAGGGATGTGCCTTTGCCTGCGTTTGATAATTATGCTGATGCTGTTAAGTATGGTGATGCTTATGTTCGTGGTGGTGGCGGTCAGTTTGGTGATGCTTGGATTGCTGCTAATCAGGAGTATGAGAAGTTTGTTCAGGCTAATCCTATGGCTTCTCAGGATGAGAAGAATGCGTTTAGGCAGAATAAGTGGCGTGAGAAGTTGGCTGTCAGTATCCCTGAGTTGGGTACTGCTATTGGGAAGGCTCAATCTCCTGAGATTTTGAGGGTTCAGGATCGTAGGGTTTCTGAAGAGAATGCTCGTGAGGATGCTTTGATGCTTAATCGTGCTGCTAGGTCTGAGGCTCAACGTACTGTTGGTGATGATTATGAGAAGCAGAAAAAAGTACTTCTTAATCAAGTGGGCAGGGCTAAAAATAAGAAGGTTGGGGAACTTCTTGCTTTGGGCATGCTTGGCAAAACGCCTTTGTTGGACGCTTTGAAGATGCGTACAACTGGGCTGGGCTGATGTAACAAGTTCACCTATTATTGATGGCTGTTTATAATCCTCGTTTTGACCCAAATAGTATGGGTGCTTCTACTGGCTCTTCACCTAAGGTGCAGAGCCTAAAGGATATCCTTGCTGCTCAACCTGTTCAGCAACGTGTTTCTTCTTTAGGTAAGAGTTCCTCTAGTAAGGGCGCTCCTGATGTGGGTGGCTGGCAGGGTCTTGTTGGGGACATTCTTGGTAGCACTCCTGCTAAGGTTATTCTTAAACCTTTGTCGGTGCTTGACGTTCCTCGTCGTGTCCTTATTTCAGGTATTAAAGAAGGCGTTGACATCTTTGGTCCTGATGATGCTTCTTTGGGCGAGTTTGTTAAGCAGGTTAAAGATCCTACTTTTGGTGCAGGACAGTTTGTTAATACGGGCAGCAAGTGGGCTGACCGTATTCTTGGTTTTGTTGGTGACGTTGCTCTTGACCCGTTGACTTACGCTACGTTTGGTGCTTCGCATTTCGCTGGTAGTGGTGGTCGTCTTGCTTTGGCTAACCTTGCTAAGGATGCTGGCATGGAGGGCGCTAAACTTGCTCAGATCGCGCGCTATGGGCGTGCTGCTCTAGATGCTGACGAGATCGCTCGCCTTGGCATTAACCGTAGTGGTATCTACATGTTTGGTAAGCGTTTGCCTCAGGTGCGTATTGCTGGCACAGGTAAGATTGGTGAGTTGAGTGAGAAGACTTTGGCTCGTCTTCGTCTTGCTGGTTCTGAAACTAAACTTGGTTCTGCAATGCAGAAGGCTTTTACTCCGCCTGATTATAAAGAGTTACGTATCGCTTTGGCTAAGGGTGATGTTCCTCCAAGTAAAGTTGGCGATATTATTACGACGATTGTTTCTCGTGATACTGAACGACAGATGGCTGCCCGTTCGTCTAACGAAGGTCAGCGCCGTGTAGCACAGACTATGGCTGAGGCTGGCGAGTCGGAGATCCAGTCAACACGTAAGACGTTGCATAAGTATATGGAGAATCCAGCGTTGCTTGCTAACGCTTCTCCTATTGAGCAGAAGGCTTTGTCTCGTTGGACTACTTTGTTTGGTTCTTTTTGGGATGACGTTGATGCGATCATTAAGGGCGTAGATCCTAATGGTGGGTTTGGTCGTTTCCAAAACTATTTCCCTCACATGAGCACTGATGCTGCTGATAAGTGGATGCGTGAAGCACGTGGTGCTTACAGTAAAGAAGTTGCTGAACTCATTGATCGTCCTGTTGACCCTGCTTCTGTTTTCCAGCATCGTAAATTAAAAGAGGGCATGGATTGGTTCGGCACTAAGTTAGGTAAGGATGACTTAACTGTTGAACGTTTGAATGAGATTGCTCGTAATGGTGGTTTCACTGGCGACTTCTTTGAGACAGACATTATTACTGTTGCCGAGAAGTATGTTGGTAGTTATTCAAAGCAGATGGGTATCTCTGCTCGTTTGAAAGAACTGTCAGATAAGGGTGTTATTAAAACGCTTACTGATCGTGCTATTGATGAGACAATCATTGACACTGGCGCTAAGACTGCTCATGAGGCAGTCTTAAAGGGTGCTACTAAAGATCTTGTTGATGTTGGTACTAACTTTAAAACTGCTTTGCAGATGGCTGCTGAAGGTGTTGTCGTCGCAAAAAATGATGCTGTTACTGGTATCGCTAATGTTACTGAGGCTGCTGCTAAGGCAACGACTGCAGCCGATGCTGCTGCGTTGCATTTGAATGCTGTTAACAAGAAGATGGATGATGCAGTTTCTTTGCTTGATAATTATCAGCGAACAATTGAATCTCTTCTTGCTCCTGATGGTTCTTTCCCTATTAGTGCTGGTCCTATTTTCAAACAGTTAGATGAGTTGAAGGTTGAGTTAACTAGGTTCAAGGACGAGTTTGCTGTTGCTTCTACTAATGAAACTAAGTTGGCTGAAGAACTTGCTGCTGCTAGGGCAGAGGGTGCTGCTGCCGAAAAGGTTGTGCGCACTCGTCAGGCTGCAGAACGTGCAGCGACAAAGAAGGCTACTGAGGCGAAGAGTAAGTCTGTTGCTGCGAAGATTGAGAAGACTGTTCAGGATGTTCAGGATACGGTTAATTATAATCAGTTGTTGACTGAGAACTATAACTCTATTGTTGAGGGTACTGTTTTCACTGGTTCTAATAGTGAACTTCTTAATAACATTGGTGAGTGGATTGGTTCGCAACCTTTGACTAGTGCTACTCGTGGACGTAAGGGTGTTCAGCCAAAGTTTAGTGGTGGTGTGGATGCCTATATTAAGAGCAATCTTGGTAATCGTGAGTGGTTTAAACGTTTGACTGGTAAGTCAAAGATTTCTCCAACGAGTGTTTCTAAGTTGACTTATGAAAACAGTGAGAATACTGTTGCTGCTTTGTTGAATAGTGGACCATCTTATATTGAAGATGGTCGTCGTGCTGGCATGTGGATGTTGGCTCGTGATGAGAAGTTCTTTGGTGAGGATGTTCCTCAGGTTCTTTCTATGGCTCGTGAGGATCTTGTTCGTTCTCTTGAGGATGCTGAGTCTTCTATTGTTGCTGATGCTGCACGTAAGAAGGCAGCGACAAAGACTGAGGCTGTGAGTGATACTGCTGCTGTTGGTGCGACTGCTACTAAGAAACAGCAAGATGAACTTGCTGCTGCGTCCGCCAGTCTTACTGGCGAGAATACTGCAGGTCGTATTGCTGCTCGTCGTGTTGAGAATGTGAATATTGTTGCTGATGAAGCAGAACAATATGCTTCACGTTTGGAAAAGTTCTCTAATGTTCGTGAACAGTTAGAGGCTGCTGGTCTTTCTAATTCCAATGAGCCTTTGACTCAGGAAGCAAAACTTAAGTTTGCTGAGATGCTTGTTGGCGAGCAAGCATTGGCTGAGCGTGCTCGTGTTACCAACGCAGATGAACTTGTTGGTGATGTTGCGGATTACAATGTTTCTGATGAGATCTTTGCGAAGACAGGCGTTGATGAAGAAGCAGCAATGGATGTTGCTAACGCTGAAGATTATGGCAATACTGTCGCTGACTCTACTGATACAAGTGTTTATGCTAAATCAGATTATATTGAGGGTGGGTCTGTACGAAATATTGCAAGTGCTAGTGACACTATTACTATTGATAGCGATTTTGAAAACGCTATCAATAATGCTATTGCTAAACCTCTTGAAACTTTTGCTGATCTTCACCGTGTTGTTAAAGAGATTGAAGACAATATTATTGGGCGTACGTGGGAAGTCGGTCAGGGTGTAACTAAACAAACATACACTGTTCGTGATGCAATCGTTGCTCCTACAGCCAAGGATGGAAAGTCTGCTATTCAACGTGTTGTTGAAAAGAACTTGACTAAAGAAAATATTAAGGCTGCGGAAATTAGTGGGTTGACTACTCAAGAGGCTTCACAGGTTGTTGCTGAGAAGTTAACTCAGTACATGGTGCTATCTGAGTTGCATCAGAGGTTTGTTAATATTAGTGCCGTTCTTGGTAAGCATGGTCAGACTGTCACTAAGGACATGTTGTCTGATACTGCTAAGAATGTTGCACGTAACCTTCGCCAGCAATGGCAGGCAAAGGTTGAGCATTTGACTGGCTTGGGTGGACCTGAGTTGGAACGAGCACAAAGTGTTTTGAAACAACTTGATGCTATTACTCTTGAACCTTCTGATGAGTTGTTCTCTAGGATGCTAGGTGATGTGTCGGTGCGTGTTCGTAACACGGCTGCTGATGCAGCCGATGCTACTCGCACTAGTGCTTTGTCTAGTTCTGCTCGTGGCAAGATGGATGATGCTACTGATTCTTTGCAGAGAATGAAGTCCACTCCTGACTATGTTAAGGCTATGCATGATAAAGATATGGTTCATGCTATGGACGATCTTGCTGGGTCAAACCTTGATGAACATGTTTTGCCTGATGGTACTCAGGGTTTCCTTACCAAAGATGCTGAAGGTAACGTAGACGTACTGATGATGCCTGATGGTGTCACCCCTGTTTCATTTACTGAAGCAGAGTGGAGGTCTTTATACAAAGATCCTAAAGCAAATGTCGTTGCTGATACTGCAAAGGTCACTTCTCTTGAAGAAGAAATTACCAAGTTGGCGAACAACATTCAGAATGGTAAAAATACTTTAACCAATATGGAGAAGGCTCGTGCTGCTGGTCAATTGACTACAGCAGACATAGCCACGCAGCAAAAGATCATTAATGCTCTTGGCGCTGCACAACAAAAACTTGATGGCTTGCAAACAGAGTTAGCAAAACTCAAGTCTGTTGCAGATGTACATGATCCTGCTGTTCAACAGATGGCTCTTGAAAAAATGCGCATCCTTGTTCATGGCAATGGTAAGCAGCAAGGTTGGTACACCTCAGGGGTTGACCTTAAAGGCGTTATTAATGCTGACAACAATGCTGTCGCATTACGTAGGGCGAACATTAAGTCTGCTTGGGAAGCCAGTCCACAAGCCAAGTTCTTGGCTGAGGTTGATAACACTGCAGCGAAGGCTGAAGTGTATGCGCAACAAAGTTTCTCTAACTCTTCTGTTGCTATCAACGATCATGCTGACAAGTTAACTAAGGCTGCTGATGACGCTGCTAAGGCAGCGCAGGAGAAGGCTGCCAAGGAGGCTGCAGATGCTGCAGCCGAAGCACCTGAAGTTATCCCTGATGTTATTCCTTCTGCTCCTGTTGATACGACAAGGGTTTCTACCTTGACTGAAATGTTGAGAGAAGCGAGTAAGGGTACTGCCACTGCTAGGGCAGGTGTTAAAAAGGTTGAGGGCAAGATTGGTAAGTTGGAAGCGACTCTTGCTTCTGTTCGTCAGCGTGAGGCTACACGTTTAGGTGGTAAGGCTGCTAAGCAGCAGACTTCTGTTGACAAGATGGCTGGTACTTTGCATCAGGCGCAAGCATCTTTTGATGCTGCTGAGGCTGTGCGTGTTTCTGCTCAAGAGGTTGCTGATCGTACTATCCCTTGGCTTGAGGACACTATTGCTTTTGTGGATTCTGTTATTGATGGGACTGTGAAGTTGCCTCAGACTCGTGTGGGTGGGAAGTTTGGTCCTCGTCCTGTTGCTACTCCTATGCCTCAGACTGTTGCAGATCGTGCTGCACAAACTGCAGCAGATCGTGCTTTGACTGGGAAGAATGCTGCTGCTCGTTTGCGTAAGGCTGGTCTTACTAATGATGAGGCGAATGAGTTGACTCGTTGGCGTAAGACTACTCAGTTGGCTATGCGTGCTTTTAATGCTGATCCTAATGATCCTATTGCTCGTGTGCTTGTGGCTGCTGCGCATGCCGAGGGTCAGTACATGATGGCTGACTTGACTGTGCGTCAGGCTCAGTCAATCATGCGTACTATTGATCAAGGTAATGTTGCGACGACATTCGTTAAGGCTACTGAGGATGGTTTTGCTTCGCTGGAGAAGATTGGCTTGAAGGGTATGCAAGCGCCTAAGGAGGTTGCTGAGGTTTTGCAGAACGTTCGTCGTGCTGCTCAGCCTGCTTGGGCTAAAGAGTTGAATCGTTTCTTCGGTAAGTACACACGTTTCTTCAAAGCGTATGCAACTTTGAGTATTGGTTTCCATGTTCGTAACGCTATGTCTAACACCTTCTCGCTTGTCGCTTCAGGTGCTGACATTAAGAATATGCATCGTGGTTTTGATTTGTATCGTGATCTTATTTCTCATGTGAATAACAAGGGCAAGATTGAGGACTGGGTCGCTAAGTTCACTGGCGAAGAGGCTAAGCGTGTTGAGATTGCTGTTCGTGCTATGGAGTCTGCTGGTGGTGGTCGTGTTGAGGAAGCGTTCGCTGACTTCGCACGTAAGGGTAGCACTCTTACTGACAACCCTTTGACTCGTGGTTCACGTAAGTTGGGTGAGCGTGTTGAAGGCTCAGGTCGTTTCATGCTTGCTTATGACTCTGCTACTAAGGGATTGGATTTCAATACGACGACTGCTCGTGTGAAGCGTTACTTGTTTGACTATAACGATGTTGGTACTTTTGATGAGAACATTCGTCAGATCGTACCGTTTTGGATGTGGATGTCACGTAACCTGCCGTTGCAGTTGGTTAACCAGTGGAGTAACCCTCGTGCGTATGCGATGTACAACAATCTAATGAGGAACATTGGTCAGGACGATTCTAAGGATGTTGTTCCTTCTTGGTTGAAGGATCAACAATCTGTGAAGATTGCTGATGGCTGGTATCTTGCGCCCGATCTTGGTTTCAACAGGTTGAGTAAGGACTTGGAGCAGTTGAAAGATCCGACTCGTTTGTTGTCATATGTCAACCCTGCGTTACGTCTTCCTGTTGAAGTGTTTGGTGGACGCAAGTTCTACAACAACGTTCCTTTCAGTGATGATAAGGAGAAGGTTGCTGCTGGTATGGGTGTCTCTTCTGTCGTTGCTGCTCTTGCTGATTTGCTTGGGCAGACCGAGAAGGGTCCGAATGGTCAACAGTTAGTTGATCCTAAGTTGAATTACGCTATACAGTCGCTGTTCCCGATGCTGGGCAAGACTGAACGTCTTGTCCCTGAATCGGATGCGATGAAGCCGAGGGTGCTTGGTAACTGGGCTTCGTTCTTGGGTATTCCTGTTCGTCAGGTTACTGAGGGTATGCGTCAAGATGAGTTACGACGACAACAAAGGGATGGTCAATGATGGGTTTACTTAGAACGATGGGTTTATTTGGTAGTCGTCCTTATACGGGTTGGAATGGCAACAGTAAAGGGAAGTTGAAGGGGACTGAGAAGTTTAAGGATTGGGTTGTGTTCTTAAACGGTGGCAAGATCAAGAATCTTGGTACGTGGAATGTTCGCTTGCAACGTGAGCATGACAAGCCAAGTATTCATGGTACTGGTCGTGCTATTGATTTGCGTTACGCAAACCGTGAAGACGGTTTGGCATTAATGGATTTCTTGGTGCGTCATGCTGAGGCTTTTGGTTTGGAATATATTGGTGATTATCTTGGTGGACGTTATGGTCGTGGCTGGCGCTGTGATCGTGCTGGGTGGCAGGTATACAAAAAACCCACCATTGGTAGTGGTGGGTCATGGATTCATGTTGAGTTAAGCCCTGCCGTAGCCAGCGATGCTGGCTACGTGGACGCTGTGTTTGCTTGCTTGTTGAAACCTGTTAAGTAATTATTTCATTCGTTCCTGCAGTGTTTCTACTACTGTGGTTACGAATGTCATTAGTTCTAGCATTGCCATGATGTTTCCTTCTGTCGCATTCATGTAGGTGCTGATGAATGCTTCTGCTCCTGAGTGTGGAATGAGCAGTTTGATTTCGTAGAAGGTGTCTGCGTCTAATTCTATTTTCTCTGCTCGTGCTTGTAGATCTTCAATGTCCTTAGGATCAAACGAGTTGAGGAATTCGTCGCTCATGGCTGGCACTCATCGGGGTTAAAACGGTAGATGGGGATGCAAGGGTCATCGTACTCTTCGTACAGTTCTTCTTCTTCTGCTGTCAAGTATCCATCGTGTGTTGCACAATAGAAATTAATCCAGCCTTTTCTCATACCGTGTTGTATCCATGCGTACTTGTCGTCGTACACATTCTGTGGGTCATCCATTTTTATCTTCCCTGATTAAGGATGTGATAAGAACAAAGTTGATTACAAGGCTTGCGATTACCATTACGTCATACATGTTTCTTACTTCTTCCTTTTTCTACTGCTGGAATAGTTTTTAGTTTAACATCATAGATGCATGCTAGGTGTGCTTTAGGCACTCCTAGCCTTACTGCTTCACGTACTAGTTCGTCTAGTAGTTCATTCAGTAGTGTCAGGTTCGTCCGCTGGTGCAACGAAGTCTCCCTTTACTCGGTCTGCGATTGATCCAATGCGATCAATGATTGTTTGATCTTCGTTGACTTCTGCTAACCATAGGACTGTGGCGATTGCTAGTGCAGCGACATCAGGGAACTCTAGTGGTTTTGGTTCTTGGATTGTTTCTTCTTTTGTTTCTTCGTTCATTTTTCCTCGCTTAATTTCAAATTAAATGTTTCGTTCCAAACCATCATTGCGATGGTTGAGTATCCCACTAGGTCTTGCCATGTGTCTACTAATGCTTCGTTCTTAGGACGGTGTCCTTCTTCTATTAGTGTTAGTAGTCGTGCGATCTTGTCGCACATTCTGATGGCTATCCCTGTTAGACCGAATAGGTTGATGTTGTTGTGTCCGTAGTCTCGTTGTTTGTTGACTAGGAGTTTGTGCATTGAGTCTGCTTGCCAAATGCCATCGTGTTTAAGTTGTGCGCAAGCCATGTCACCGACGAAACCGATGAGTTCTAGTGGGACTTCTATCTGTGATCGTACGCATTGTGCGAGTCGTTTCTGCATTCCTTCTATCTGTGTGAGGATTGCAGGTTTGGTTGGTATGAATGAGTCCATGTCATCAATGATTGCTCTTGATGCTTCTTCCCATGTTGTGAACATTGTGTACCTCATGTTGATTGAGTGGTCGTTGATTAGTAGTCGTTCTAGTTCTGCCATTGCTTTCTTGGATAGTCGCCATGCGTGAGGTTTGCTCACGCCTAAGCGTCCACCTAGTTGGCTGTATGAAATGCCTTCGTAGAAGATTGCTTCAATGCAGAACTTTGATTGTGGTCCTAGTTTATCTATAGCGTCTTGGACTGCTTCAATGTGTGATGTGTCTTCGGGATCAAACACGTCACCATTTTGGAGCATGCGTTCTGCTTCTGTTGTTGGCTTTGCTGCTAGTAGATCAAGGTTGAATGTCATGGCGTATCGGCTCTGTTGGGAAGTAGTCAATGTGTAGTGCGAAGTATGGTTTGTTGTTGTCAGGGAATCTGTCAACGACACCGAACTTGTGGAATGCTTTAACCCAGTCTGCGAGTGGGGCTACCCAGTAACGTTTCTTACTTGAGTCCCAAATCCAAAGGTTGACTGGTCCTATTGCTTGCCATACTGACATTGATGTCAGTTTGTCAAAGCGTGTCTTGAGCATGCTGTCACCTCGTGAGGCGCATCCCATGACTTCATATAGCCCATCGGGGAGCATGTAGTCGGGAGCGTAACGCATTGTGTCTCGCATGTGTCGTGTATCAAACGTTGGACGTAGCATCCCCAGCCTGTGGGCTGAGGGATGGACAGATTCAAATGCTGTCTCTGCTGTGTCTCCCATTGTTTTTATTCGTGATGACCACGGCTGGTTCTTGTATGTGCTCATGCTTTAATCGCAGTCAACTTGACGACTTGTGAGTCGTCTTTCCAAGCCACACCATTCAATCCATCTAGGATAGTTTTAACATAGTTGTCTATGTCGCCACGTAAAGATGATTTGTTTTTGATGTCAATCTGTTCAACGATGATTGCCATGCCTTCTTTGTCAACGACAATGTGGACAGCGACTTCGCCTTCAAAGACTGGACCATCCCATGCTGCAGCAATTTCTTTTTCTGCTTGAATGGTTTTGGCTGGCGTGTACATAAATGTTTTGCCTGCTTTAGTCACTGCTGCACGTGGTCTTTCTTTAGGGTGTGGTCTTTGTTCTATGAAGATTGAGTGTGACCGTACGCCCGAACTAGTAACTTCTCCAGTTCCAGTCGTCCCGTCTCGCCTCGCATCAGATATTTTCCCCATCTTAAATCAGCATCCTCCAAGATACTCATAGCATCCTCAGGATTGAGTGATGCTTTACGGCATTCGTGTGCGAGGTGTGTCAACGTGGTTGACCTGTCACGTCCTTCAATAGGTCCGTCTCTGAAGATGGCTCTACCTAGTGGTGTCAGTTGCCTTGCTGCTTGTGCCATGTCGTGTGACGGTGCTCCTACAGTAATTGTGGCTACTTTAGGTGGCTG